CATTCACTTGATGCTTCCCTTCTCCACTTCAGCGCATTGGCTTTCAATGCACCGATCGCTCTCATTCATGATTCTGTATTGTGTCGTGCTACCGACATGTCTACTCTCAGTGCAATTGTACGAGAGACATATATGTACCTCTTTGCCGAACACAATTACTTGCAAGACTTTGCTGACCAAATAGGCGCAGAGTCTGACCCACCGATTATTGGAGATCTAGAACCTAGCTCCGTAATTGATTCCACTTATTTTTTCTGCTAATGCCACGTCAAATCCACAAAACCGCACAGCCTGTAGTCCTTGAAGGTTACCAAGCTGTACTGAAACCAAGTAAGTTTGGTTATTCACTTGCTGCTCTAGTTGATCAATCAATGGTTGATGTACTAGAAGATGATAGAGTTGAATCTCTTAAGTGGGCTGAGTCTAAACTGAAGAATCCTAAGCGTTCTACTCTTAAGCCTGAACCTTGGGAAGAAGTAACTGAAGGACAATACAAAGTTAAGTTCTCTTGGAATGAAGAATCTCGTCCACCTGTTGTCGATACTGAAGGGACAATTATTTCTGATGACAATACACCTATGTATGCTGGCAGTCGTGTTAAGCTTGCGTTCTATCAGAAGCCGTATATCCTCCGTGATGGAGTTACGTATGGAACAAGCCTTAAACTTGTTGGTGTACAATTGGTGTCTCTCAATACATCAGCTGGTGTAGATACCGGTGATATGTCTGCAGAAAATGTTGCAGCACTCTTTGGTAAGACTGAAGGGTTCAAAGCTAGTGAGCCTAATGTAACACCTACTGAGACCGTAGAAGATGAGGACTTCTAATGGCATTCCGATCAGGACTTGAAGAACGAGTTGCTGATCTTATGTGTGAGCTGGGTGTTAAGTATGAGTATGAATCCACTAAGGTTCCATATGTCATCCAGCATATCTACACTCCTGATTTTCTATTACCTAATGGGATATATTTAGAATGTAAAGGTTATTGGGAAGCTGAAGACAGACGTAAGATCAAGAACGTAAAAGAACAACACCCTGAACTTGATTTACGTATGGTCTTTCAAGCACCATATAATAAAATTAGTAAAGGATCAAAGACTACATACGCTAAATGGTGCGATCGCCATGATATCAAATGGACTTCCTTCCATAACATACCAATCGACTGGTTCCTCTGAGTTTGTAAGACATGCACCATGTAATAGTTGTGGCTCATCTGATGGCAATAGTATTTATACAGATGGCCATGGCTATTGTTTTGTATGCCATACTTACACTGATGGACAAGAAATAACAACACACATTCACACTAACTCTATTGTGCAGATCAAAGGCTCAGCCGAACGGTTGCAGAAACGCAAGATCAGTCAGAAGACTTGTGAGAAATTTAAAGTGTATCGTGATGGGGACAAGCTAAGGTTTTACTATCATGATCCATCTGGCATTGTAAAAGGTGCTAAGATAAAGACTAAAGACAAACAATTCACTTATGAAGGAGAAACACCTGGTACATTCTTTGGTCAACATTTATGGGGTAGTAGTGGTAAACGCATAATCATCACAGAAGGTGAACTTGATTGTGTGTCTTATGCAGAACTATACCCAACTTGGCCTGTAGTATCATTACCTAGTGGTGCAGCAGGAGCTAAGAAAGCAATCCAAAAGAACCTAGAGTTCCTTCAAGGTTACGAAGAAATCCTGCTTTGGTTTGATTCTGATGAACCGGGTCAGAAGGCTGCTGAAGAGGCTGCTAGTGTATTACCACCTGGCAAGGCTTACATCGCCCGTCTAGAGGCTTACAAAGACCTCTCAGACGCTTTACAAGCTAACGATCACAAGGCTATCGATGATGCATTCTTTAAACGTAAGGAATTCAGACCTGATGGTATTGTAGATGCTAGATCTTTACTTGAATTAGTTACAACACCACAACCACCAGCTGATTATGACTACCCCTTTCAAGGATTACAGTCAAAGCTTCACGGGATTAGGCGCGGAGAGCTTGTCACAATTACTTCAGGATCAGGCCAAGGCAAGTCGTCCGTGTGTAGAGACTTGGCTGCTCACTTGTTATCGAACGGAGAACGGGTTGGATACTTGGCACTTGAAGAGTCAAACCGCCGTACAGCTTTAGGTCTGATGTCTGCTTATGTAGGTAAGAACCTATCATTAGGAGAACATACTCACGATGAACTTACAAAAGCATTTGACTCTAGTATTAATAAATGGAACCTTTATCTTTTTGATGGCTTTGGTAGTTTTGATCCTGATATTATTTACAACAGGATTGAATACCTAGCCTCAGGTCTTGATTGTAAGATTATCTTTCTTGATCACCTTTCTATCCTTATGTCTGGTTTAGATGGTGATGAACGTCGAATGATAGACCAAACGATGACACGCTTACGTTCACTTGTTGAACGCACAGGTATATCATTATTTTTAGTTTCACATTTAAAACGGGGATCATCCGATCAAAACCATGAAGAAGGTGCACGTGTTACACTCGGACAACTTAGAGGAAGTGCGGCAATCGCTCAACTTAGCGATGCAGTTATTGGACTCGAAAGAAATCAACAGAGTGAAACTAAACACTCTGATACAATTGTTAGAGTTCTCAAGAATCGCTACTCTGGGGAAACAGGCATTGCTTGTCGATTAAACTATGACTTATCCACTTGTAAATTCAATGAAACTACAGAACCAGCAGCGTTCGACGCTACAACAGATTTCTAAACCTAATCCTCCTAGTGCAGAGGCAGTTAAACGTGCACAATTTGTAGACAAAACTTACCACTGGAACAATGCTGATCTTCGATCTGGAGACAAACGGGCTTCTTAATGATGCTACCAAAATCCACTGTCTTTGCATCTACGACACCGACACTAAAAAAACGATGGTTTTTAATGATCAATCGTTTACATCAGCTACAGAGAGACCAGCGTCGGAACCTATCGTCCGCGGTATCCAATACCTCGAAGACTCTGATTGTATTGTCGGTCATAACATTATTAATTATGACCTTAGCATCATCACTAAGTTTTATCCATGGTTTAGACGTATTGGTGATTGCCTGGATACTCTTTTGCTTAGCCGTCTTTATCACCCGAACTTAATTGAGATTGATAAACAAAAGACTTGGGATGGTATGCCACTTAAACTTTACGGGTCGCATTCACTAGCTGCTTGGGGTTATCGCCTTGATGAAGCTAAAGGTGATTACTGTAAAGATACCGATTGGAAAGAATGGTCACCAGAAATGGAGGACTACATGATACAAGACGTTACTGTCACAAGGAAACTTTGGAACCACTTTCAACCATACCTGAATGGATTACGCTAGAACATGAAGCAGCAGAAATCCTCACCAAACAAGAACTACATGGATGGTACTTTGATGAACGTTCTGCATGGCAACTTGCATCAACTCTCAGACAAGAGCTTGAAAAAGTTAATCAATTACTACGCGACAGGCATCCTTTCGTTGCCGGACCAGTATTCAATCCTAAACGAGATAATAGGTCCCAAGGCTATGTCAAAGACGCTCCATTTACACGTCTTAAAGAATTAAATACACAATCAAGAGATCATATTTCATGGATCCTGCAAACATTTCATGGTTGGATTCCAACCCAGAAGACACCTACTGGGAAGTCTATCATCGACGAGCCAATACTGAAGGAGATTGGGACAGAGACTGCCCTTGCATTCCTCCAGATTTTGACGATAACGAAGATGCTTGGAATGATATCCGAAGGCGCGAACGCGTGGCTGAAGCTATGTACGACGTCTAGTAGGATACATCATCATTGTTCTGTTGCTACTTCTACTTTTAGATGCGCTCACCGAAACCCCAACCTGGCACAAGTTCCAAGTGACCCACGATTTAGAGAACTTTTCTTACCATCTCCGGGTCAAGTCATGGTCGCTGCTGATTTGTCTGGGATTGAGTTACGTATGTTGTCTCATTTCCTTGCCAGATATGATGATGGACGATATGCAGATATCCTCCTCAATGGTGACATCCACCAAGTAAATGCTGACAAGATAGGAATATCTAGGAAGCTTGTAAAAACCGTAACGTATGCCTTCCTGTATGGTGCAGGTGACGAAAAAATTGGACACAGCTATGACAAACTTCTTTCATCCCCGAAAGCCAAGAAAAAAGGTAAAGAAATCAGAGCGGCATATATTGACGCGATTGATGGACTCGATAAACTCTTGGCATCTATCAAGACAGCTTCAGAAAGAGGATTTATCAAAGCTATCGATGGTAGAAAAATTATGGTGGATAGCCCACATAAAGCGTTAAACTACTGCCTTCAGGGTAACTCCGCCATCCTGGCAAAACGTTGGATGGTTATCAATCAACAAAACATTAAAGAATTAAATTTATGTTGCTCTCAACTAGCCTTTATACATGACGAATTGCAATTCGAGTGTTCCCCTGAACAAACAGCTGACTTATCAACATCCTTGGTATTTAGCAGTCTCGCAGCTGGAGAATACTATAAGCTCAGAATACGAATCGATGCTGAATCAAAAACCGGAAACAACTGGAGTGAAACCCACTAATGAGAAGTAAATCAATGATGGGAGTACAAACTGTTATCCCATTCAAATCAAAGAAGACACGTCAAGGCACTGGTCTGCACAGTAAGCCACGTAAGGGTAAGAAGAAATATAGAGGCCAAGGTAAATGAAGTTATTTGTTGACGCAGATTACATTGTTTACAAAGCTTGCGCTGGTGCAGAATCAGACCTTGATTTCGGTGATGATGTAATTGTAGTTGTCAGCAAATTTAGTGAAGCATACGCATCAGTCAAACGTGAACTAAATAAAATTAAAAATAAGTTCATGTGGGATGTACCAGAAGTTGTCTTGTTCTTTAGTGATAGTACTAACTTTCGTAAGGAAATCATGCCTGCTTACAAAGGGCATCGTAATCGTAAGAAGCCCTGTGGATACAAACGTGTTATCAATGCTCTCAAAGATGAATACGAAGTAGTAATACTACCGACTCTTGAAGCTGATGATAGTATGGGTATCTACGCTACTAAATATCCTGGTAACATTATCGTTAGTCCTGACAAGGACATGCGACAGATACCTGGAACGCTCTACACCATGGATGAAACCGTGAATGTGGATGAAGCAGAGGGACAACGTTGGCACCTCATACAGGCGCTTGCAGGAGACCAGACAGATGGTTATGCTGGTGTACCTGGTATTGGCATCAAACGTGCTGTTGCTTTATTTGAAGAAAAAGGCTACACTTGGAAAACAGTTGTAGATGCATTTGCTGAGAAGGATCTTGGTGAAGACATCGCACTACAAAACGCAAGACTTGCAAAGATCCTTACCACCGATGACTATGACTGGACAGCTAAACAACCCATCCTTTTTACCCCCTCCTCCGATTATAAAGTTGACAGTGGAACAGGACTTCAAGATAAGAAGGCTTGAAGACTTACTACCTAAAGCTGATAAAACCGATATCATTACATTGTTCATGGCGTTACAACGTCAGAACTTTGCCTTAGCTAACACCGTATCAAATCTAGTCAAACAATGGCCCAATCACCTGAACACTACGGAAACAACTGGGAAGTAGGAGACTTCATCGTCAATCAGAACCTTAGTTTCTTTCAAGCTAATGCTGTTAAATACATTTGTCGTTGTGAATACAAAGGAGACAAAAGAAAAGACCTAACCAAAGCAATCCACTATCTACAACATGAACTTGAAAACACACAGGACAACTCTATTGGATCAAGCAAAAGAGTTTCGCCAAGCGTATTCGGTGGCCAATTCACCGAATGGGAATCTGACCCAGAAATCTTTGATCGATGAAGAATGGTCAGAGTTTCACGAAGCATTTCATTTTAAAAGTGAACACGAACAACTGAAAGAGCTTTGTGATCTTGTCTATGTTTGTTATCAATTTGCTGCTAATAAAGACTGGGATCTAGATAAAGCTATGGATCGTGTTCATAAATCAAACATGTCAAAGCTAGGAGAAGACGGTAAGCCCATCTACAGAGAAGATGGAAAGGTTCTTAAAGGACCAAATTATGCACCACCATACTTGAACGATTTAATAGACAAATGAGGACTGATTACGGAACAAAAGAGTTTTACGCAAAACAATTTGCAGACCTGATTGCTGATGTTCAGCACAACTCACCTGAATGTAGCGACAATCTAATCGCTGGCTTTTTGTTAGCACTAGACGATTGGCGTCAGTATCACGTCAAGCAAATTCTGGAACTAGACAGAGTTGAGTCCAACGTAAACTATCAATTCAAAACAATTTAACAATGACTAATTATATCTCCCGCACAGGACGGGTACAATCATGGATTGATGATCCTACACATCGCCTACCAGTCAGCTGCACAGTGTTTGTAGTTGAAAATCAAATGGAAGGACCAAATGGTATTGAAGCAAGCTGGAGGTTTGCCTCACATGCTCTTAGGTATGGTGCAGGTTG